TCTTTTCCCATAGTAACTCTTTGTGAATCTACTACCTCCATTTATATTAGGATATTTACCAACCTAAGTCATCAGGATCTTCAACCTTGATGCCAAAGATAGTACAAAAGTTAGCAATTCTTTGATTTACAGCAAAATCAACCATCTTGTCGTGGTCAATATGAAACTTACTTAAATCTAAAGAACTGCCAGAAGGAATTGTTATGCTATCTAACTTACCTTCTTTTCCCATTTTACCAGACTGGATTAAATCTGTCAAGCGATTTTGTGTATCAAGATCAAATTGATGTATGTTAATTTCTTCCAAATCAAATCTATATCCTCTATCCAATACTCTAAATGTTGGACCATAAATAGCATTGTAAATTAACATAGATTTTACTGATCTTGGAAGCCTATCCTGAGCATAATTTTCTTTATTCCAAGAACTTGGAATAGCTGCTTCAGTAGAACCTGTATTAAGAAGATCATTATACTTATCTTTATAATCACACATCTTCATGACAAGTTCTTCTTTAGTGATTCCTTTTTTAAGGATATGCTCAATAAAATCATTTAACATATCTCTACTAAACTGAGGATAATCTGACCTGACAACTTCAATACCAGATACACTGATTTTATCCAAGGGCTTACCTTCTTTGGAAACCAACCAAATCGCATACTTTTTTTTGATTTCCAGAAACAAAGCTCTTCTAATAACAAGTTCCTGCTTAAAGTTAAAATTAAACTTTTTAGCTGAAGATTCTGTAGGTGAAGTATTATGCATCTCAAGAAGTTCATGAATCATTACATTATTAATGTATTGAGCTACAGATTCATTTAGTTCAATAACTTTAGCTATTTTTTCCTTATCTGAGATTTCAGCATATTCTTTACCATAAATAGCTTCAAGTGCATCACCATATTTAGTAAAAATAGAATCCGTATTATGAACTAAGATATCATTTGCAAAGAAACAATGATCTACTGGAAGTTCAAGATCGTATACATCAAGTTCTTCTGTAGGTTCAATTACTTCTATGGATTTGATTTTTTCTTGATACATAATATCCTCACCTCAGAGAGTATTATATCATATTCAATTAATGAGGTCAAGCGGCATCATTGAAATCTATCTTTTTAGTAACAGCCTCTAATTTACAACCTGTTTTAACAATAAAACCAAACTCTTCAGAATTAAAATTAATATATTTTTTAGCCGCTGAAATATGAGAATTATTAACCTTATATTTAGTAGTTCCTTCCGGATGTTTATTACCATACAACTCTTTTTGCTGATCAAAGGTACGCTTTCCAATACTAAAAAGGTATTTTAGCTTATTTATACAGTATTGTATACAATATATATCTTTATTAAGCTTATTATCCGGATCATACGGAACATGTACGCTAATAACCAAATTAGTATCGTCAGTTGTATCCTCAGGTTCAATCTTAATCAAAAAATATCTACTAAGTTTATCTACTTTTTTTTCAATAATATTATAAATTCTATCTTTTAATTTATTATACGCATCAACTAAAGCTTTATGATCATGCGTATTAATAAAAACATCTTTATACTCTTTGCCGAATCCTAATAATGACGGTACTGTACCTTTGTTAATAAGTAACTTTGATAAATAAAATGGACTTTCATTACCTTCAAACTCGTTCTGTTCAACTATATTCTGAAATACATTTACCTTCAAAGTAAACTCGTAGTCCTTTTTAAGCGTCTCTGTATTTGACATAGGCTTATCTTTTTTGTTAGGAATAAGGTTAAGGCTATTAACGTAATTCTTAATTGCAGTTTCCATCATAATGAACATACATCCTTTCTTTTTAATCAATTTTAGCTTTAGGGCAATTCTTAGTTTTGTGTTTTTCAGTACATTTACCAAACCAGCACTTAGGACCACAACCAGTAATCAACAACGGAAATTGATTCTGGAAAATAATATAGATTCTATCTGCCAATTCTCTAATACCACTCTGAGCTCTCATACACATTCTCAATTCCATAAAATGTCTAAGCTCTCTAAGATTCATGGTCATTACTAAGGAAGTCTGAGTAGCATTCGGAAGAATTTCTCTAGCATCTTCCTTAGGGATACCATCTTCAATGTAAGCATTATACAAATTGAACGTATCCTGTAGATGCTGTTCAAACAAAGCCTGTGCATGAGGATTCTGTTTAATTGATTCTGGGATAGTAAACTCTTCAGGTCGCATAGTAGTATATCTTTGGCTTCTTTGAGAATAAGACGCAATTCTATGCCTAACTAGCTGATGTGAAGTAGTTCTTGTAATACCTCCAATAAAGAAAGTAAAATTAGCATGTTCAAGAGGTGATTCATGACCATTCTCAAGAAGCATCTTAAGCATCTTTTTCTGATATTCAGGATCAGAACATTTCTTTTCCAAGCCATCATACATTTGATCTGAATAACAAGTAGCTGCTGCTAAAGTAATTACATACTCTGGATCTTTAGTATAACTAATCAAACCGACAATCATGGTCATCCTCCTCATCTTCATAGTACTCATAATTTTCATTATATTCTTCTATAGATAGATTCTTATTATAAGATTTTATAATCTCATTCCAAGCTTCTTTAATCTCATCTATATTCATAATGCAACAGCTCCTTCTTATACATCATCAAAATAACTTGATAGTTGGTTTTCGATAAATATATTAGCAGTATCAACTATTCCTTGAGATTCTGAATCATAATCCATTACGCTGATAATACCTTTTAAAATTGAAATCTCTTTCAACTGGCTTTTATCACATTCATACAATGTACATGATTCAAAAAAATCATCCGCCATAGGATTAGTATAGAAATCATTTGCATATTCAATAACATAAGTCATATCATCTTCAGATAAAGTTTTATTACTTCTATTAACTTCATTCAACTCAAACATCAACTTATCTACATCTTCTTTAGTAATTGTCAATATAAGCACCTTCTAACATTTTTCTAACATTAGCACTATTTTCTCCAAATTGTTTTACAACTATTTGAAGTATTTTTAACTCATATTCATACTTACATGGCATAAAATCAAACAATAATTGACAAATAGTAATGTTCATCTCGTAATATCAATAGGATTATAGAATTCAGATTCTTTTTTAGTAGTACTACTCTGAATTACTCTAACTTCACTGTCATTAAATGTTTTATCTTTAAAATACCGCTTATACTTTTCAACTTTCTGAGTTAATTCACCAGGTCTTGTAAGTTTAACTTCTTTCTGGTTAACAAAAACTTTTGGCTTAAGAGTTGCTCTATCAATAACAATAATATAAGATGGAATTTTATCTCCAGGCATATCCTTGAGAGCTTCTTTTAAAGCCTCATAATGTGCCTTTACACCATATTTTGAATATGGCTTATAAATATCTTCAGCAATTCTTGAATTCATATCAAAATACATAACATCAAAATGACCTGCACCTTCTGTAACCTTAGTCATATTGGGAACCTCTAATTCCATACATAACAGACTCCTTTCAAATTGTAGTTTTCTATTGACTATTATAGCATAACGCCTTAAAGTGTCAATAGCCTAAAATAAAAGAATCCCAGAGATATTTCTCTAGGATTCTTTTTTACTTGTATCGTCAGTTTTTGTCTTTGTAGTTTTTCTTTTTTTAGGTTTTACTTCTGGAATAATAGGTGTTTCTGGAATAGATAAGTTTTTCTGCATTGCCATGTTTTTCTGAATAAAATCTTCCATAGTAGGTTGTTTTGGCCTTGGTGGAGGAGGTGGTGTAGTTCTTGGATCTGGAGTCATCCTTTTAATTTCTTCTTCTAATTGTTTTACTTGTTCATCTACACCTACTACTTCTGGAAATAATTCTTCCATAGATTTAGATCTAGAAATTCCCTTTGGAAGTTTTTCTTCTTCCTTCTTCACTGCTTCTTTTTGTGAAGACCAAGTAGGATCAAAGGGGTTATTATTTTTAGAAGTAATAGCTCTTACTCCAACTCCACCAGGAGATGATGTAACCTTTTTAGGAGTATCATCTATAGCAAATTCAGAAAAATCTTCTACAGGCTCTTCTTTAACACTTAAACTATTAAGGTCTATTGGAGCTGTATTCACTGCTTCATTAAGAAAGTTCTTAAGTCGCTTATTCATCAAATCTACTTTCTTAGAAAGTTTAATTTGATTTTGAGCAATTACCTTCATTAATTCTAACAGTGTCTTGGATACTGAATTCAATCAGAATCAGTCCTTTCTTTACTCAGCCTTCTTTTTCTTCGGAGGTCTTCCTCTTTTTCTTTTCACTGGGGCAGGAGGTGCAACTTCTTCTTTCTTAGGCTGCTCAATAGGTTTTTCCTCAACAGGCTTCTCAACCTTGGCCTTTGCAGCCTTTTCTCTTTCAAAATCAGCTTTAGTCTTAATTGGAAACTTATAAATATGCCCTTTATCATTAGTACCAATTAAAACTTCATCATTGCTAAGGGCTGTTTCAGAAAGTCCCATTCTTCTACAAATTTCAAGCGCCTCAGCTCGTGTATATTTTTTCAAATCTGCCAATTAAATCAATTCCTTTCTTTCTTAAAATATATTACAGACTCCAGCTTTGCATAATATTAGCAAACCAGATATCTCCATCAGGTGTAAATAAATCAACAACATCTACTTTATCATTTCCAGAAGTATATGTGGGTGGATTATTTTCATCAATCCAAACAACATTACTTGGCCACGTAATTCCAGCTGAAGGATTTTTAACAATAATCTTAATGTGTCTTGCTTTTGACCCTCTATACAAATTAGAATCTTCTGAAGGATCAAAATCTACATCTTTTAATTGAATTGATACAGCACCAGATAAAGTAAGATACGCCATATCATAATTATTTGTGTTAATCTGAATTGGACCACTTGCATTATTATCTGTTAAACATCTTCTAAATCCAGTAGTTCTATCAATATCTACTTGATTTGTAAGTTTATGCTGTGTATCATCCGCTAAATCTTTTAATTCGTGAGAATGTATATCATATACTGATTTATTTACTTTTCTCGCAAGTTCTTGACTAATCTTTGTTTTAATTTGCTGGTCATATGATTCTAAATTTTCGAAAGTAATTATTTTATCACTCATAAAAACATCTACTCCTTTTTAACTAAATTGTTATGATTTGATCATCAACCTCCAGTTCAGTTGGTTTTATAACAACTTTTTCATTGTTTCGAACTACTACTAAACTATGATCTTCTGTTACAGTAACTACTTTCCCAGATTCTGTTGTGATCTTATAGAGTTTCTTTTTAGTTTTATGTTTCATAATGTATTTTGGATTGTAAAACCTATCATCACTACCTAATGCTGTCATAGGTGGCATAGCAATATATTCCTTATCATAATACTTAAAATAATTACCAGGAAATTCTTTATACAAGGTATTCCAAATCTCTTCGATTGGTACATCGCCCTTACCAGTTTTAATTAAAGTATCTCCTACTACCGAATCACCATATACAACATTCTTTAAAGCCGTTTCTGATTTAGTCTTCCAATCATATGGAATATCTACATGGTCAAATTTATTAGATTTATTTTTAATCATTTGATTAATACATTCATTAGCTACTACAGCAGCTATTTTAGCAATTTCTCTACCAGTTGAAGTAATACTTCTTGCAACTTCATAATCGTATAATCTAAACCTAATATTTGACTGACCACCATAAAGTGAGTTTGTAATAATCTTAACAGTTTTCTGCATACCATCATATCTATCTACTAACATTTGATCTTTACCAATATTTTCTTTCATCAAATCTTTATATTCTTTTCTACGTTTGATAAGCATATCAACAATATCATAAAGTACTGACTGCTTATCTTCATGTTTTCTAAAAATAGTTCCAATTTGAGTGATAATATAGCCATGTTTTAACATTTCTGAATGAAATTTCTTAGTATTAATTGGGTATGTTGTATCTATACCTTTCATTCTAAATACTATCTTAATCATCTTATCAGAATTAACAAATTCTTCTTTATTAAAGATATACTCCTGTGCATCATCAATAGAAATTTTTCCGATATAAGTATCGGCAGAAATGTTATATCTTGCCATGATATACGGATATAGAGATGTAAGGTCCAGATCACCCAACCAATCATGAACACCACTTAAAGGTTCTCTAACATATGCTCCTTCAAATTTTCTTTTTTCAAGACCAGTCTTAACTATTCTTGCAATCTTACCATGATCCATAAGATATTCGTACAATATTCCATCGCAGATATGAAGAGTAGTATAAATACTATCCCAAGAGATATTTGCTAACTGAACAATATTAAAGTTTAAATCAATATATTTCAACTTTTCATCCAATTTCCTAACAAGATGAACGTCGTTAATATTGTAAGCAATAAACCGTTCAGGTTCTTCTCTGAAAATCTTATCCATACCATCTTCAGTATCTAATTTACTAATTCCAAGTTCAATTTTTGAAATAGTGTTAAGTTTATAATTTTCTTTTTTACCAAGAGTTCTTTCTTTATAACATCTTTGATAATCAAGTGCTACAGAATATCCGATATGCGGAATACAATAAGTAACTTCCTCTTCATGCTTATTCATCGTAGTTTTATACTCAATTTCCATAACTTTATTATGCGCCAGCTTAGGATTTTTGATACCTAAAAATTCTGATCTATATTTTATATATGGTAAATCAAACTCATCACTATTCCAGCCAGATACCAAATCAGGATCAAAATCTTTTAGCAATGTAAAAAACTTAAGGAACATATCAATTTCTTTATCAAAAATTTCTACATCAAAATTACACTCATCTTTATAGTCAAGATACTCCTTAATTTGTTCCAAATTTATTTGACTTCTATTTAAATTATAAACTAAAGTGTAATATTTGTCAGTATAATTATCGTATAGTGTAATCAAGTTTACTGGAATGATTCTTGCAGAAGTTTTAACATCATCAAAGTTAACAGTTCCATATCCTTCTTGATACAACTCAATATCAACATAGTTAACTCTCAATTTATACTGGCCAATATTATCTTTATTTTCTTTTTTCCAAAGGTAGTTTTTCTGAATAGCCAAATTAAAGTCTACACCATAAATTGCAGTTGTAGCTGATTTACTATTAATTTCATCAATAACATATTTTTTACTTCCATATCTAATTAAGTCTTGAGTTAAACCCTCAATAGTGTGAACATCCATATAGTCATCTTTACCAGTATAAAGCGTTACCAAATCATCTGTTTGCTGTATATACCTTTTATCTCCAACTCTAACAACATAAGCAAATTCCTTATTAACAAAATCGGAATAAAAATTAAATAGCATTGGTTTAGAATAACCATCATTAGGTACGCTATTTTCAACTTCTCTTTTTGCTGGTTTATATTTAGTTTTTTTATGAACAACCGTATCCTTAACTTCTTTTTTCTTTTCTGGTTTAGGATATTCAGGTTTAACTGGGATATAATTAAATTTATAGATTTGATTATATCTCTTATGCACTTTAGCTATTTCTTCAATAGGATACTTAAATGCATAAAAATTATTATACAGCTGATTGAGGACCCTGGATGCTTCAAAGTCCTCCTCAGCTAAAGTAAGTATTGATTTGATATTTAAAGATTTACATTCTTCAGGAAAAGGTGTGCCTTCATCAGAAGCTAACCATTTAATATATAAAGTTAGTGGTGAAGCCATAGTCCTATCCCCCTTTATTTATTGCAAAATCTAATTAGCTTATCAATATCATCAATACAATTTAATTTAACCTGTGTACACCCTTCTGTACTATGTTCATTGATTTCTTGGTAATACTTCTTTCTAATATTTCTCATATCTACCGTTTTTTGATATGTTGGATTTACAATATCAATAAGCATAACTTTTTTATTTGGTACTGGAGCGTACAATCTTGCAACTCTACCAATAGCTTGAATTAAGCCATTCTTAGCAGTCAATGGAGTTGCAAAAATTAAAGTATCAAGTCGTGGCACATCCATACCTACTTTAAACATGCCTAAAGTAGCTAAGATACATCTCTTGTTATAGTCTTTATTTTTTACTGTACCATGTACAATACTAATATCTTCCGGGTATTTAGAAAATTGTGCTATGGTATAAAGTAAACTTATTTGACTTGAGAGAACTAATGGATTTCTTCCTTGCTCCAAGCATTTATCTACAATTATTGCTAAAGACCTCAAATAATCTTCTTTCTTGGACAAGAACTTAGCATATTTAGCACTCCAAGAAGATGCATTTCCATATTCAAGATATCTAGCATATCCGCCCATTTTAATAGGTATATCTAACAGACCTGCATAAATAGGAAGTACAAACCACTGACCATCGTCATAAATAGTTTTACCCATATTCCAAATAAGAATTGGAGCCAAGCTATCTCTTCTAATAAGAGTTGCGCTTAATCCATACATTCTTCTTGAAAACACGGTTTTAGTACTTTCACTAAATTCAGCAGAGGAAGCAGTTATATGGCATTCATCATAGAAAGTGACCCCAAAATTTCCATCATACATCATATCAAAGAAGTCTTTATCATCTCTTTTAACCCTAGACAATAATGTCTGAACTGTAGTTAGATATATTGGTTTATCAATTACTTTTGTCTTAGAAGTAAGATAACCTATATCGTCTTCTTTAATATCTGTATAACGGAGTAATGAGTTTTTCCACTGATCCATCAGGCCATCTTCAGTAGATACATGAACAACAATCAATGTTCTCTTTTTGATTTTAGTAATTGCATTCACAGCCACATAAGTTTTACCAAATCCAACTCTGGCTGAAACTAATCCATGAATGTTATCTACAATCGCGTTGATTGCATTTTCTTGCTGCTCATTTAAGGGCTTAAAATTTGGATTTAAATTGATATCAATATCTTCACCAATAGTACTGAGATCTTCAACATCTTTGACAAATTTGAAGTAACGTGGAATCCGATAATATTTTTTACCGGATACTTCAATTTCATCAAAACACTTGATGTCTCCTTCGTCAGTAACTATTGTGAGGTTATTTTTATCAAAGTCATTAAGCTCCTCTACATAAAGGCGGTCTTTGATGAATGCCATAACTACTTCCTCCTGAATCAGATCTGATACTTAACAGTATATCATAAAAAACGCCATTGTCAAGAATCAAAATGCATAGAAATCCGGAGGGATAATCTGAGGTATCATACCATACTTCTTAGAATAAAATTCTTTCATATTAGTAGTTATATCTCCACACATTTCAGCGACAACTGGTATATGAAAATACTTAATTCCTCTTAATTGACCCTCAGACTCCACTTGCTCCATACCAAATCTAAGTACCGAAGATTGCGGTATCTGCCCTATCTCTTCAACTTTCTGCCCTAAATAATTTACATAGTTTACTAATTCAGTGAGATCTATTTGTTGTACTTCTTCTTGTACTGACTCTTTTTTCTTTTTAGCCAAGGTATATAAATCCTACATAAATAAGAGCAATAACCACAATAAGACCAAATACCCAAAGTGTAATACTTGTAATATTTTGGCCTATAGTCCAATCACTATATTCATCCTCACTAAAAGTTTCAAACGGAATCATCACTTCTTTAACATCATCAACAGCATCTTTCTTCATTTTTGTCAAAGCATAATCCTCCTTAATATCATTCGGATCTCCATACCATTTAGAAAACTTATCAGTAATAAATTTAGTAAACTTAATGCTATATAAGCCATTTTTTCTATTCAATACCATGTTAGTATAAAGTTGTTTAATACTTTCTTTTGTAATTTCATTTTTATCAAGTTTATTAATTTTACTCATAAGTGATGTAGTAGTTCTTTCAACTCCAGTATATTCTTTCATAGCATTAGAAATTTCTTTCCAAGATTTCTCATCTTTAATCGAATAATAAAATTTTAGAAGAGTTACTTCTTCTTCAGTCCAAAGATTCGTCCTTTCCATAAGAATTCAACCTCCCCATTAATTGCTGATATATTAAAATACTAAAATAGTCAGTTAAAGTTTCTATTTCAGGTACATCGGTATCATCTTTAATAATATTCAACCAATCTTTCTTTAAATCATTATCCCAAAATCTGGCATACAATTCCTTACTCAATTCTTTAACAATTTCAAGTACAAAGAACTTTTTCAAATTATCAAATTCCAATCCATTTTTACTAAAATACATTTTAAAGTATGGGTTCACTCTCAAAACATTACCTACTAATTTTATTTGTGTATCTTTCATAGGTAATACTTTACATTTAATATAACTCAAATCCCAAGTATAATTTTCCTTAATAGTATTAACTACATCTGAAAAAGAACTATGAATAAGACCAGTCATTTTATTAGGTTTTCTTATTACTGTTTTGTCACCCATTTGGAAGTGACCTCCACTTTATTGCCAGTTTTAGTAATATCCAAAATATAACCACCTACGGTTGGGTTATATCCTTTTCTAATTGTATATGCACTAGGTTTAACGAAACAACCTGGTAATACAGCGTAACCTACTCTTCCATAGCTATGCAGTTCCATAGACTGATGAAGATGCCCCATAATGTATATATCTACATCATGGTCTAATCCATGAATAAGTGTTCTTAATTTGTTCATAGGCTCTGCTACACCAGCTCCATCACAATGAACAACATCAATAACAACTCCACATTTGGTAAATGTAGTTAAATAATCACCAGAATATCTAATATCTGGTCTAACTTTACTTATTTCTTGAATCGGATTTATATTATGCTTTTTGTAAATATTCATATCATGATTTCCAGAGATAACGTATGTATAAATTCCTGGATGTTTAGGATAATTTCTCAATATCCAATTAAACTGTTCTTTGTAAGATGGAAGATTCTGATCTAAATTCTGATAGACATAGGTTGTCTCTCCATCAAAAAGATCTCCCGCATGGATAACTCTATCAATACCTTCTTCTTCACATACATCATAAAAATATGCAAGACTTTCAGAGTCAAAAGATTTACTACCAATATGAGTATCTGCAATTACCCCTATCTTGAAATGCACATATTCTCTTGTCAGATGTGAATCATTTTCAAGTTTTTTTACTTCTTCAAGTAGTTTATGTTCTACTTCCTTATCTTTATTTTTTTGTGCTTCACTTCTAGTATCTTCAGTATCTGGTTTATCTTCATCAACAAAACCTAATTGTTTTTTACATTTTTTCAAAGCTTTCTTTAAAGCTTTTCGTCTACTTCTACTTATAGTAGGACTATTCAATTCAATTTGGATTTCTTCAATTTTACTCCAAGCAGAATCGGTATTTTCAGAAAAATGATCATTAGCAGCTACCTTAATTTCCTCATCACTATTACCTAATTGAAAGGTTTGCTGTGTAAATGATTTTTTCTTTGGCTCTTCTTTTACTTCAATTACCTCTTTAGATTCAGGAACATTTTCTTTAAAAAATTCCTGAGCATGTATAACTTTAGTTTTATTAGTAACTAATGATACTGCATTAGGAACATTCAAACTGGATGTTTGTTTATTGTAAAATCTTACATTAAAAACTTCTTTCTCAAAAACATCCATAAGCACATCAATTACAGTTGGCGGAATATTATAATGTGCTGCAATATCATTTACATTAAGAACAGATTTTTTACTCTTAAGAAGAAAATCAATAAAGTCTTCTTTAAGATCAAACGTTCTTACCTCTTTAAGTTTATGAGCAATTGCACTGTAAGATCTTGATGGAAAACTTGGATAATATGTTGCCCATAAATCTACAAGAGTTCTTATTTCATACTTTCTTTCAGTCATTTTATTAAACGACGCAAAGAAAGTAATTACTTGGGTCTCCCAGTCAGTCCATTTAGCCAAACTATATTCTCCTTTCTATTTTTAAAGATTTGTATAAATTATATAACCCATTAAAACAAACATAACCGCAATTGTACAATTTCCAAAAATTTTCCAGAATTTAAGTTCTTTCTCAAACTTTCTTTCTTTCATATCCCGAAGCTTCTTATCAGTTACTACCGAGCGTTTAAATTCGTCATATTCTTTTTCCAACTCTTCATAATGTTTAGCAATTTCATCTAAACAAAACTTAACTGGAAATGCAAGTTCATAGTCAGATTTTCCTGTAATCTGTTGATACCACTCAACTATAGGATACGCAATATTTACCATAGGCGGAATACTTGCATATACTGTGTTTTTAACTGCATTTGCATAATCACACGTTATATCATATGAAAGATTCTTCATAAGATCTGATTTATACTCAGGAATCTCAATCTCATGGATGTTAATATCTACTTTAGAACCAGTAGGTGTAAGTGTAGCATCTTCAGATTCATTAAAAGTATCTTTAGAAACCCGGACTGAGTTTTTAGGAGTCCAATTATCTGGGAACTCAGAAGTTAGATGATACTTATCTGGCTTATTAATATCCATATGCACATGTGATACATATCCATTTTCTTTATTTGTTTCAACAGTAGCTGTAACTAAATCTCCTAGGAAATATTCAGTATCAGTTCGTTGAACAATAGGGTCTTTTTTTTCACAATATTCATCCTTGATATCCAATTTCGGATCATCTGGGGTAAAGATGTCAACAAGGTTTTCTTCGGACATTATACTGCCTCCCTTAAATATCATTGTACACTTATACTACCAGATAGTATCAGTATTGTCAAGTACTTTAAAAAAGAAAGAGACTCCATTAGGGGTCTCTTTCTTTTTGTTATATCATACATATAAGTTTGGTGCCATCCATAAATGGATTATACGTTATAGCTACCACACGTTTAGTTCTTTTATCATAAATCCCAATCTCGATATAATCTATTCCATAAGGGTTACTTTCATACCATCTAGGTGTATCGATCCAACCTCTATCATTATCATTTCCTCTTATAAAGGGTGTATATAATGCAGAAATAGTATATTTATTGAAAGATACCTCGCAAGCACCAATCTCAGAATATGTATATGGCCTTATAGATTCATATCGAGTTACTCCATCATTCTTTACTCGAAACTTATGTGTGTACATCTTTATTTAAATCCGTTCATCCTACAAATCATTGTAGCAAAATACTCACAACAAGTTTCCTCATTAATAACACTACCTGCACTTCCATTAAGACTATCTAAATAAAGACTATGAAAGGATTTATCATTATTAGCCTTATTATATATCTCAGCCTTATCTTTTTCCTTCCACTGATTCTTATAAAGTTCTTTAGCCACTTGATATGCAATAATAAATGTAAACCATTTTTCAGGTTCCATATCAATTCCAAAAAACTGCAATACTTCGTTATAGTTTGGATTAATATAAATTATCCCATTTTCTCCCCATGAAGAAGCCCATATTTGATCTTTTTTAGCTACTGGATTCCCATTGCTATAATGTGCTACTGAATCAACTACAGGTTTTAAATAACTTACATTATATCCAAACTTATTACAGGAATGAATCACGTTATTAAAACAATCATTTACTAAAGTATAAACATCTTTCATAAGTTTAGACTCCTTTTAATTATAATATTTTTATAATATCTATTGAATTTTCATAAAATCGTTTATAGATTAATTTGTCTTCACTGTATCTAGCCATAATAGTCACTATAATAGAAGTATCTGGATTTACACCAATAGAGAAAGAGAGCTCTTTCCAGGTAAACTTTGCTGTCTTTGCTAATGCCCAAAACATCTGAGCATAGATGTATTCTGGATGTTCTAATAAGGTTGAATATAGCATTATCGATCCACTTAGCTTAATAAATGTACGCATTCTATATCACCTTTATGAAGTCTTTAACTATATCTGCTTCAACAATATAGTATTTATTCGGTTTCCTTTTTAGTTCTTTATAGCATTTAAACCCTCGAATCATCACACCAATATTATCATTATATACTGCCTCTTTCCAAAAAATATCATTTACACCTTTATTTCTATAAGAATACATTGTTACATCCATAATCATATCATCTTTATCAAATATTATATTATCTTTTTCAAACAGCTTAATTAAAGAATTATATTTATTACTAAAATAACTTACACCTAAAGATATTCTTGAACTATCGTAAATGCAGTGCCATTGTGTAGAATTTTTTTGGTGTGTAATAGAATATAGACTTAGCTTTATTATAGTATAGTTAGAAGTCATTTATATATCACCTTATAATTCTTATCTCCATAGAACATGGAGGATGGTATTTCTGTATCTTATACTCACATTTAGTATTATAACATATATCAATATTAAAGGTAAAACTCTTATAATAATCGATTTCATATCGCAATCCTTCTCCAAACCAAACTATATATTCAAAAACAATACCTTTTGTGTCCTTAATACTTATATGTTTAGTATACATAACCTTAAATCACTTTCACCATAGAATACTTATTTATACGCTTTTTAACTTGAATAAATAAGACACTTTTATTTGAAATATTGCAAACTAGCACAGTGATACTAAATGGATATGGACCTATGCTTATATCTTCTTTAATTACATGTTCATATATTGGTAAAGATACTGGATAAATAACATTAAAGTCACAAAATGCCTTTTCATTAAAATCCAACAACTTCTTTAATAGATTCATATGATGATAATTTATCACATTTTTATATCTATATGCCTTATCAATTGTATTTATAGACGATTCAATAATATAACTCATAGTTCATATCACTCTCACTATAACTACTGAAATATTCCTTATCAGCATTTTATACGCATTACATAACTTCCTACAGGATTTTTCATTATACTTGTTTCGTTCAAATCTAACAGATTTATAAAGAGAAGTTTCATAAAACGTATTATATACGTATACTATATCACAATAATATGTATTAAGTATTTTAAGCAATAGTTCAACAACTCCTCTATATTACTTCTACACTCATACGAATTCCCCTACTATAATATTTATTTAAATTTAAACACCACAATCTAACACTACCTATCTTTCTATCACAGCTAATTTCGTAAGTATTGGTATTATATATTAATCCCAAATCATGATTTACTTCATACCCAAACTGAGGTAAATACATTTCATAACAATACTTACTTCTATTCCACATTCTTACCCAAATACCATTAGTAAACAATATTCTTTTAAATATAATCATAAAAATTTGATTCCTTTTCGAAGAAATTTAATCAAATTGCGAGCGGAAACCCACGACTAAAGTCGTGGGTTATTGACATATTGTCAATAACTTATCCATTTGAATTAACATAAATTTAAAATCTTTAACAAGTATACTTCTTCTAAACTGCATTTTAAATCATCTCTATTACTATACTAACAAGTTCACCAGATAATATTAAAAAATTTGTATCAATATGACGTTCATACTTATATCTAAAGGTACAACTATAATGCAGGTAATGGTCTAGCTGATCTTTTTCAAACACAATTACATTCCAATTAGAAGGATTTATATTATTTATATACTTTACAACCAAAGCAGCCACCTTCTTTTTATTTAAACAACACATATTTTAATAAATCTAAATAAAACATCTCTATCTCTATAAAATCTGTATTGCGATTTTTTACCATACACTACTCTTATATCAAAATTAGTTCCTATTTCAGAAAGGGATAAATATAACCATTTCCAATAAGGACTACTAAAATACCAAAATACTCCAGCATAATGCATATGAATAGTAGAAATATTCTTCTCATACATAGTCTATACAACCTCTATCTTAATATTATCAAAACCATACCACAATGTTAACCGCAATACTTTACTAAAATTACTCAATGAAAATCTATACCAACCAAACCAATACAAATTCGTTCTACTAGTTTCGCTATATCGTCGTAACAGACTATAACATCTTTTATACTTTAAATAATACATCTCTACTGTATTCTTACATATTTTTCTATTTTGTTCAAACTGAACATATGATTTATAAAAAGCTCCACCATTATCATTATGAACAATTATACAAATACATGGCTTATTTTTCATCTTTACACCATCCTCAACCTTAAATAATATGGAGGACATATATTACAGAAATATGTAAAATTTTTAGTAGTATAGTTCTGTATTCTTCTAGATCCAAAAAGATATGTTTCATATAATTGATATACGTAACTATATTGAACTACATACCTATATACTTTTTCACTAAACACCGTAACAAAATGATCCATGTAAAAAGATTCCTCCCTAGTTTAGGGAAGATGATACCATAAAAAATTAAGAGAGTCAAGAGGGATTTTACTCAGCCTCTTAGACTCTCTGTTTATAATAAAATATTTACTTTAATTTCTAATGGTCTGAGTGGAGATGTTCGCAATCTCACCTCTGTGATCCCAATTCACAGGCTCTACGTTAAGCTACACTCAGGGGTTTTCGGGATTATATACTCCGTTATTCTTTTTTAGATGATCTCGTACTAAATTTGATATCATCATATGTCCGACATGATACCTATTAGCAATTTTTCTAAACGATTTTTTATCTACAAAACGTGATCGCAATGCCTCGTTAACATCTATTTTGTCTCTATAATGATGCCTAGCACAATCTACACTACAGTATATCCTATTAACATCGGTAGTTTTAAATTCTTTATGACAGTAGGGACAAATTTTTGTCAGTTCTTTCAGAATAATATAATCCCTATGGTTAATTCCAACTTTTTTACACCATCGAACAACAGTACTTCTACAAACACCTAAAATAGAACTCACATTTGTAACTGTACCATATTCATTGAATAATTTAATCAATTCTTCTTTTGTTGGACTTTTACTCACATGTAACTTAGATTTGTTATCAAGTTTAGATTGTTCTTCATTTTTTAAATGAATTGATTTAATATAAGGAATAGATAATTTATCCAATCCAAAATCTCTTTTTATTACAAGATCAATATCATAATCTTTAGCATACTGAACTTTTGCAACAATATTATTTTTAGGCGGTGTATATCTAAAACGCACACTTGTCTTTCCTTTAACTACTTTATCATTAACATGAACCATAAGTAGTTTATCTTCAACTAAATCATATAAAACAAAGTAATCTATTTGTGTATCATCATATAATCCATTATGCTCTAATCCAAAACATACCGCACCTTGTTCATACATAGTAGATGTTTTTATTTGAAGTCTTTGAAGTTTTCCGTTAGGATCAATAATCAAATCTATTCTAGTATTTTCATTAAACGGAACATAACCATTTATACCATATTCAGCAAATTTAAATAGCGCTTTAGCTTCACCTATAGTTCCGACAGTTCTCAAACTAGGCATATTTATATCAAGCTCCCTGTAAGTCAGTTTAGATATTGGTATCTTAACATATCTAAACTGACTTGTCAAGGGGAAATTTTAAAAACTACTTCTTGAAATAAATCGCTGAATGTTTATCAATCTTATTCAAAAGTACCCAATCTAAGAATTCAAAAGCAAACTTAATAGTATATTCATCAACCTCAGCAGAGGTAAACTCATTCAGCCACTCATAATACATCTTTTCTCTATTAATAGTAGCATTAATACAGCTACTAAGCATATCCAAATCAATATCTCTAATATCAGTTGTATTAAAGTTCTTCATAACAGACTCTATAGTTTCTCTAATGGCTTTAACCTTATCAGGTTCAGCCCAAAGTCCTAATGAAGTCAATTCATGATCATTACTAATCATTTTATTAAGTTCTTGAGTCTGCTTAATAGACTCTTCAACTCTTTCATCAGCATTTCGATTCTGAATATCAATCATATAATGTTTTTCCATTGGTATTAGTCCTTTCTTTTTATAGAAAGCACCTGGACTACTAAATACCAATACTCTTTCTTTTGGGATATTGTTATCTAGTATATCCCAGTATGCTTTATTTTGTTTAACTAATTGTCTTGCTTCTAGATCTGAAACAAAACAAACATCATCAAGATTAACTGTGCTATTCAATGCAAGTATTTGTTTATTTGCCATAAGTATATGGCCTCCTTTAAAGTAAGGGTAGCTAAGTCTCAGCTTTTTTGATCAAGAAAAAACTGGTCAAAAAGAAAAGGTTTGAGGGGAATTTCACCCCTCTGAGAGGTATTAAATTTTAAACTAAAAAGCCATAGGAATATACACAGCTTTATAAGTCTGTTGCTTAGTTGATCAGTATCTAAGCTGTCTGGAAGATGTGAAGACCTATGGTTAATTCTTTAAAAGGCTATACCAATGCCATACCTACTAAGCTGATCATACTTAGAAATAATACGACTAGAGGCATAGTCAATACATGACTCTAATGTATTCTCTAAAATAGCTTATCTCAGCCAAATAGAGCAGGGATTAGAGGCATATTTAAAATTTATTAGGGCCACTCACCAAGAGGCTGACCAAGAAGACCCTGCTGAGGAACTCCCTCAAGAATCTCCTTAAATTCAACCTTATCATAATTGGAATACACACTAATAAGAACAACCCTGTTAGGATTACCCTTAGTCATAGCCTCAGGAGAAAGCACCATCTCTGTTTCACCAGCAAAGATGTACTTCACACCATTGACAACCTGTGTACCAATAAGTGCAAAGACCGAAACATGACTACCAACAAACCCAGCAAGATTATCCTCAAGAACCTTCATGGCCTCTTCAGGGATATCTGTAGTAGGATTAATCTGAACCCCACCCATCTTACCAGAGTCAGACAGGACATTGGTAATCTCCACAACACTGAACTTATCATCCTTCTCATTAAGAACAATAAGAACCACATTATGGACATCAGCACCAGTAATCATGGTCTGCGTAGCAAGAATAGCGTGATTAACTCCAGAAACAACCTTACTACCAAGGTAGGCAATCACATTATACTCAGCACCAACCATATTACCAAAAATCTCTGTAAATGCGGAAGCAACCTTCTGAGGAAGCTTACCAGGAACAACATGAATCTCATAACTACCCAACATCTTAAACATCAATCCTTTCTAATTTTGTTTTTATGAAAGACCCTAGTGTAACATCTAAAACATATTGAGTTATGAATAGAGTAGGGACTAGGGGCATCTCCAAAAGAACTTATTTTTTATTAATCCAATCAAACCCCTCTAGTTTAATTCTATCATAATTTGATTGGGATATAAATGCTCTCTCTTCTTCCACTAAAAGTTTTACGTTTCCGTTATATCTATAATGTACATTAGCATATATTATTGGTTTACACAAATCATACAAATACTTAGAAACAGCCATACATTCATCATTGTCTGATACTAGAAGATAAAGCATTGTTGTTTATCTTATACCTTTAGTCCTTCTTCTTAAAAGTGAAAAAGAAAACAGCTATAACGAATCTATAATAAGTTTAATTAGCCTACATAAATTGTATGCACTACCAAATTATGTTTAGTAGTATCTACATCCTGTGGATATGGATCTTCATTATTCTTAAATCTCTGATACTGAAGTTCCTTGTAATCCTTCTTCTTAACCATTGTTCTAACGCCATTACTGTCTTCTGTAAAATACCATTCTGTCATAGATATCCCTCCCAAATATTTTTATCATGAAGCTCAAGTAGATCCTCAGGAAGATCTGTACGGTCAATATCTAAGGTAAGTTCTCCATTATCATATTCATCACGCAATCTTTCCCAATCATAATTATCTTTAACTTCTTCAAATGGCATATCTGCTTCTTCTACATAAAGTGTGTTTTTTTCACAATCACAACAATTATCTCCAACTACCATGTGAGAAACTTCTTTAAAGTTGTTGTTATATGAATCACGAACTACTCTATACTCTGATTCAGATACCTCAACTATGTTTCCAGTAGATTTGGATTTAAAATAGTATTTAGTCATAGGTAAAGCACCATTCAGTCACGTTAAATCATATCCTTTATTGAGTTAATGAAGACTTTAATCCAATTTGAATTGGGATTATTGCACCCTCACGCTTTATATATGAATTAATCTCAGTATAATTATTGTTATCATCATACTTATATTGATAAAATAACCACGTTCGATACGATGGAATTCCTCTACTACCATCATTATAATCGTAATAGGTATCTACTAAAAAATCCATTTCAGGAAAATAAATATAATATGTATCTAAATCTATTGAGGTTTGAACATCTAAATAGCAACTCAATTCTACAAAATTTAAATATTCAGGAGGAGATGGATTTAAACTGCCAAATGTTGTGCCAGCATCATTACCAGAATAATTTACCCATTCCGGTGAGATATTAAGACCATAAACCTGAACCGAAGAAATTATCCCCTTACATCCCCAAATGTAATGTGTATCAGCCATACCAACAGTTAACTTACCAGAATAAACTATGCCATTATCCCCCCCCCCTGCATTAAAAGAGGCTTTGTACACATTGATAAACACTCCTTTTGTAAGTTTTTATATTTGTAAGAACTAGATAAACTAGTTTAAAAGTCAAAGATATGGAGGACCCGGTGAGGTACGATCTCACAAAATCCTTTCGGCCTAGCGATTATAAGTCGCTTGCTCTACCAATTGAGCTACGGGTCCATATTTATTTAAGAAGGAGTAGAAGTAGTAATACAACTACTCCTTTATTAACAAAATTAATCAACGTCGATGTTATTCTTTTTAATATATCTATTAAGTTCTCTGATAATTGCTTGATGCTGAACACCATAGATTCTAGCAATTTCTCTATAGCTCATTCCTCTATCATAATGCATTTTATAAATTTCATCCATATCTAAAAAATAGGTTCCTTTAGTTCTAGCACAATCAGCAGAACAATATATTTTATTTTCCTTATCTGTAGTAGTAAATTCCTTACCACAAACAGGACACAGTTTAGTTATCTTTTTACCATAGGTTATACTACCATACTGATGATAATCAATATTCCAATTCTTACACCATTTTCTAATAGCTGAAGAACTAACACCATAATATTTAGCTAAGTTTTCCATATGTCTAAATTCTTCAAGTTTCTCAATTAATTCTTCTCTAGTTTTAGGTTTAGGCAATCTACTAAGAGATTTCTCTTTTCTAATCTCAATAAGCTTATCTCTAATTGCCCGTATATCTTTTTCAACTTGTTCTCTCTCTTCATTAGTAGCATTAACATCCTTAAGAAGTCTTTCTTGTTTAGACTTCAACCTCGATAGCTCAATTTCGGCATCAGTATGTTCATCACCAGTTTTAATATCATGATTTTCTCTAATAAACTCAATTAACTCTTTAGTTTGCTCTTCACTCATTCCAATAAACGAAGGATGCTTTTTTAAAAAATCATGAAGCGCACTATGATCTTCAAATGAAATAAGCATTAGATTACTCCAATCATTATTAAGTTTGTTCATATCCAAATGATGGATTGACATTCCTTCAGGAAGTTTATCTAATTCATATTTTTTACATCCTTCATTAATATGAACAAGTGTTCTAACTTTTTCACAATTAATATGCGTAGTAGTTTCTTTGTATCCACCATTATTAATATGTACTTTATAACCTTCGTAATACTCATCTGTTGTCATTAAAAACAACTCCTTTAAATTAATAGTGTGGAATATTTCCACCTATTATTTGTTCGGATTTGTTTTTAATATTTGCACTTATGGTATTGCGAATTATTTTCAAAAATATGGTCTCAGGCGAGGGACTCGGACCCTCACTCCCATACGGGAATCAGATTTTAAGTCTGATGTCATGATATTCAGTATAGGTCGTTAATCTATACCCGGATAATTAATCCAGCTGTATGTCACCATACAGATTAGACTATATCTTCATCTCTTTAATTAAAGAGAGCCTCGCACTTCCACTCACTTGAGTGTACTCTACTCAGTTATACTATAAAATAGTATCTTTTCGATAGTCGTTGAACCCGATTTAACTTGGTTGCTGATTGTCTTCTTAAAGAAGAGATCCCAGCAGTTCACGAGGTATTTTATACACTGTCGCCAGTGCAGTAGATTATAGACTAGTCTACCTATTCCACCAGCCTGAGACGTTATAAACACTACTTTTGTAACTTATGGAGCCTGATCCAGAACTTGCATCTGGTTGTGCTGATTACAAGTCAGCCAGTTTACTATATAGCTTAATCAGGCATTAAATTGTGAACTATTCACTCCAAGGTAGATCTTATTCAGCCCACAAGCCCCTTCTACTTAGGGCATAATAGTTATAGACATTTCAAATAAAATAATTATTTTTATTGCCATGGCCTTAGGCATCTTTCTTATAGTCTACATTACCCAAAAGATTTAGGCAAGCTCTATACTATATTTTACTTCTGATTAACAGAGAGTGCTCCATCCTTAGCTATAGTATAGATAGATGGTTAAAAGGTGTAGATCTTTCAATAACTACTTACTGAAGACCTTTATCCAGGAAAATTATA